ATGGAACGTGCGTTTCAAAACAGATGCGAGCCCAGAGCGGCGAAGCCGTTTAAAATCCTGAAAAAACGTTCAACCACCAGTGTCGCAAGCTATCAAGTCAGTCCGCATACAGCAAGAATCTTCAAAGAAAACGAACGGCTGATTGACGAGTATAAACGAAAAAAAGCATGATCACACTAAAAGGACAAGGGAAAACAGCTCTTGTCCTTATTCCTTTTCTTAAAGGGTGACATATAATAAATACAAACAGAGGATAATGTCAGGTGATACAGTGAAAAAATTGGTGAGGCGTGTGAAGTTTGTTGATTACGGAAGGTTTGGGCTTTCCGGGTACTCGCTTCGGGTGAGGGAGCGCAGTGCTGGAATTATTAAAAAGTTGAAGAAGAAAAAATAAATCCCGGAGCGGCTCCGGGATTTTTTATGGTCTTTGATCAGCTTAATTGCGCTGCGATCTTCGCTTTCGTCGCAGGCCCATAGATACCGTCAGCAGTTAAACCGTTAACAGACTGAAAACGGGCAACTGCGTCAGCTGTTTTCGGTCCGTAAACGCCGTCAATTCCGTTGTTAACAGCGCCTTTATCAGGGTAAAAATACAGAGCCGCAAGTGCTCGTTGCACCTGAAAGACGTGTTCTCCTGAGGTATAAGGTGTTGTCAATTGAATGATACCATCAGGGAGCGGATAGAGCTCGGGTTCTTCAGCGGACGATGGAGCACTTACAATTAATACTTGACCAACGCGAATAAGATTCGGGTCTTCGATATTGTTCCACTCTTGCAGCTGAGCAACCGTAACACCAAATGCTCTCGCTATCGATGTAAGCGTGTCGCCCTGTTTCACGACGTAAGTTTGGCTGCCGCCTCCCCCAATTCCTGCTTTGAACGAATCCCACGTATCTAATAATTTTCGCGGACATTCCTTCCCTGACCAATACTTATGAGGGACGACATTGGCGAGACTGATATTATGTTCAGCCATTAATGTTTTGATGAGCCACTGGGCATTTGCTGTTGCTTTTGCAAAATCTCCATCAGCATTTTCGCAAATTTCAATTCCGATAGAAGCCCGGTTGCCGCTGCCATTTCCGTCTCCCGCATGCCAGCCGTTTTCATTCAAAGGCAGATGCTGATAAATTTCTGTATCATCAACTGTAAAATGCCAGCTTGTCGTCGTATCAGGATTTTTCAAATAGCGGGCATGGGCCGCAGCATCTGCCCCTACTGCGGTATTCGCTGTATTGTGCACCGTAATGTAAAGCGGCGTCATTGCGTAGCCTGGACGGTTATTTGCGCCAACCGGAATAAAGTCTTGAATAATGTTAACCATTTTCATCTCTCCTTATTTCGTCAGATTATTGTCCCTTAACAAGTCGCGCTGTTTTTTCCCTTTTTCTGTTATATAGTTGTTTTTAAACCAAGCGGCAAGTGTCGTTCCAATTGTAAATGCAATGGAACCGGCTGAATAAAGGGCGTCAGCGAGCTGATTGACCTGCTCCTCCTGAATGTCCAATGGTGATTTGCCGAGCATCAGCATGGTCTGGTTGATTAAAGCAATTAAAAGAAGCACCGTCCTGATGACCGTGCCCTTGTCAAACGTGTTCATGAAAATCCCCCTTTAATGCTGCAGCAGGCTGTACATAATGGCGATGGCTCCGCCAATGATGCCTGTAGACACTGCTGTAATGATGGCACCTGTGATGGTGCGTTTAATCCACGTGGTGTTTTCTTCAATTTTGTTTAATTTTTCGTTCAGCGTCATGATTTGCTGGTCTTGCCGGTCAGACACGCGTTCTAATGCAGAAACCCTCTGCTCAAGTGCTTTGTGCTCGCCTTTCATGTCTAATAAATCTTGCTGAAACACATTCACATCTGCCTCTTGCTGCATCTCTCACTCCTCCTTCACATGCAGATCACCTCCCTTCCGAGGGCCGAGACTGTTATGAAACCGCGGTCCCTTTTACCGAAAGAGTACCGCCGGTGATACTGATAATCTCCATGATAATCTCCTTAAACCCTTTAATATCAAAGGCCCATGCCTCGGCTTTTCCTAATGTACTGGAGGCAGTGGTAGCATCATCAGTTTTCACGCCTCTGATCGGCAGTTTCTGTCCTGACACCGATTTGCCCCAAAATTTGACTTCGCTCATTTCTGCTGTGCCGTAGACTTCAACGAGTAAATGCGCGGCACCGTCAACAGGTAAGGCAGCCCCCTCGCCGGCGGACTCTGCATTTTCATGAAAGACAAAGTCAAATGTTTTGCGAGCCTCGACTTTCAGCCGTCCATCGTGTGTTTGATTATCCGCAAAGTCAATCTGTAAAGGCGTTTTTCCATTGACACGCACATCCATCTCACCCGCACCGACCGATTGGTATAATACAAACTCGGATTGCTGAAGATTCCCGTTCACATAGCGGAAGCGGTAATAGCGTTTAGAAAGATATACCCAGTCCGTCGCTGTCAGGACACCTGCTGCGACATTAACTGCTGCTGTCGTTGTCCAAACATTGTTGTTGTCGCTTTCTTCTATAAAGAGCGTACCTTCACGATCTGCATACGCCCAGCCCTTCACTTTCGAAATCAGAACTGCGCCAAGCCTGTCCTGCCCGAGTTGACTATATGCCTCAGTCGCCTTTAAGGAAGCATTTGTTAAAATCTCCGCTACGCCTGACAAATTCGAAACAGGTGTCACAAAATCATTTTTTCCTCCTCGATAGGGCTTTACAGCGCCAGCTTTTCCAGTCCTATCGAGAGGAAATTCATATTGATACTTCACCATCTTCATCCTCCTTTGATCTAAAAACAGGCAAAATAAAAAAGCCTTACTACATGGCTTTACCGGTAATTTCTTTATACTGGTCAGCTGTGATCAGCTTTTTGTTCACACCCTCTGCCAGATCCTCAATTGAACAGTCTTTATATGCTAATGCTTGTTTTACCATATCTGCTGTCGCCCACTCATAATAGAGGGCAAGCACCCAATAATTCATTCAGAGTAATCTCCTTTCAAAGAAAGTAGTGAAAGCTTAATACCTGCCAGCTCGCTTCCCAAAGTTTTGTTCAGCTCTTCAAGCTGCTTACGTGCCAGCTTTTCCTGCGACAACTCCTGAGCGAGAAGCTCCACCTGATCAGGCGGCTCGTACGGCGGGTTTTTTTGCAGCTCTTCCCACCAAGTTTCGAGTTCTTTTTGTGTTGGGATGGGCGAGCGCAGGTTCCATTTTTCAATGTAAGAACCATTGCCGTCATTGCGCAGCTCAAAATCCTTTCTTGGCACAGCGTCAGGGTATTTGTACATGATTGCGTCGTATAATATCATTTTTGCACCTCCTAAGTTCTCGGGTAATTTCTGCCGCCGATTTCTGTAATATCAAAGTAGTTATACCACCCCGAGCTTTCTGTTGTATACCGAGTAGTACCACCGTTATATCCGACATATAAGTAAATTTCAATATAATCCCCTTGATTTGCTGGAACTGTTGCAGCCCCATAAAGTCCAACATTTATTTCGGTAGTATCCGACTGGTCTCCTGGATTTGCCCTATAGTGTGCAATATTTTTATATCTAACACCATTTAAATAAATGTCCAATTCATAGTTTACATACCTTTGATAATTTTCTATATACAATCCCGCGTTCACCAAAAACATTCCATCATTCGGAACAATAAATCTATTGTTTTTAGTATCAAAAGTATTATGGCTATCTTTTATTTTTCTATTATATTTTACTTTTTGAAGTTCTCCTTTAATCAATTGCTGCTTTCCTGTAGTTCCGATATTTGCATGAGCAAATCCAGAAATTTTATGCCAAGCTGTCCAACCGGAATCGGACCACCAATGGCGAATCCAAGAACCTGTACTAGTAAAATAAGAGTTTGACTCATTTCCTGTCCCATAAAAATATTGAGCAAATCGATAATTACTATACTTTTCATTTTTTACTATGCCATAGGTAAGCGGGTAACCTGTTGTATTATTTGCTCCTATATCCATAAAAGTCAGCCCAGCTGGATACTCATTGCCGCTTGTTCTAGCGTCTTGAATTGCATTGGATCCTGTAAGAACTGTTAATTTATTATTCGTATAGTTAGAGTCAACATAGTTTTTAGCATCAGCTAAAGCTTTATCTGCTTTACTTTGTGAACCTTCCGATGTTTCCAATATATACCAATCGGTATACTCAGTACCATTAACAGCTACCCTTGTATAAAGTGTTTTCGTAGAGATGCTAAACCAATCTTGACGTGTAGCCCATTTATTTGCAGAAGGGTAGATAATTAATAAACCTGTTCTGTTATCATTTAGCGGAAATTGATTTTGCAATTCTGGATTTGCATTCATGTAATTAGTGTCTAAACGATAAGTGCCAGGCGGAAGATTTAAATCATTTGCATCGGTTATTGAATTTAATGGTCTAGTAATAAAGGCCGTGCTGTTAGTATAATCTTTTGATTGGTTCAAAGCAGTATCAGCTTTTTTTTGCGCACCATCAGGTGTCTCCTGCTTAACATTCTCAACATTTCCGAGACCCACTTGTTGTTTAGTAACTGAATGTGGATTAGTTTTATCATTTTTATGAATATCTAATTCTGATTGAACTCTATCTATAAAATCTGTTGTTGCAATTTGTTTCCATCCTCTAAATTCTCCATCAGTGTGAACCATTCCGATCCACATCATGCTTCCCCAACTTTGGTAAGCTACTATTGTTTTCCTTCCTGAACCGCCTTCTACAATATCGTAGTTATACCAAGTTGCATCGCCTTCCACCGGGTTGTTTACAACTGACTGACCAACTGCACAATAAAACCCAGAAGATAATGTAAGAATATCTGTACCGTCTTGGAGTTGTATTCTTTTACCATCGTCTCCAGTAAGTTTAATTAGTTGGGCAGCATTCCATTTATTTCTTTCCCCTTCAGATACATGAACTTTAGTATTGCTTAAATGAGCATCAAAATCTGCTTGTGAGGCTTGTTTCACATTTTCGACATTCCCAAGTCCAACTTGTGCTTTTGTTACTTGGTTAGGATTATCTCTTCGTGCAGCAAAACTATCTGTATAGGCTTTGGCGTTTGCTTCAGCTTGATCTGCCTTATTTTGAGCTTCACCTGGAGTTTCTTTTGCGTTCCAGTTTTCACGCTCTGTCGATGTAATATGCCGCACCTGATCTTGCTCATGCTTGTCAAAATCCTTCTTCGCCGCCTGCTGCACATTATCCACGTTCCCCAGCCCGATTTGCGCCTTTGTTGTGTTGTGGGGGTTGTTCATGTCGTTTTTGTGGGCGGCCAGGTCGGTGTGGGCGTCTTTTATGCCTTTTTCCCAGCGGTTGACGTCATCTTCGTTGATTGGGTCGTCCGGAAGCCAGTCTGTTTTTTCTTCGTATGCCATGTTTACACCACCTCAAAAGTAAATCTGAAATCGAGTGTTCTGTTTTCGCTGACGTCCAGGTCAGTCTTTCTCTCTGTAATGACGTTGCCCAGCTCGTCAAAAATTTGTACCGTTTCGATATGCTTGATGTCTTCCTCACGTTTTGTCAGAACGGTGACGGTCGCACCGTCAATGGCAAGCTCTACTATTTCTGTTTTTTGGCCGTTGAGCAGCACGTGATCGATTCTGCTTTTTAGATCAGCCGCTGTGCGTTCTCTGTATATGGTTGAAATCAAGTTAAAACCACCTCATTGTTGTTAAGAGTGACAGAATAACCGACCTTGAGCTCACTGGCTGTTCGGTATCTGCGGTGATTCAGGATGACTGTATCTTTGATTTGTAGCGTCTCATTCAATCCGCCTCTGAGCGTATACGCCAAATGAGCGGGTTTCATGTTTTCTATCGCTTCGATCAGCTCATTCATGTGCTGGAGGTCATCAACATTGATATCGACGTTAAATCGGTATTCGCCGGGAAGCAGGCGGACCTGTGCAGACGGGTTTTTCAAGAAACGGTTTACCGCCTGCTCAATGGCCCTATATGTGATTGGCGGGATGTTCGACATTTTGGAAATGAGCCGCAATCGTCTGATCTCATCTGTGTCGCCTGATTCCCGAGGCACATTTAAAATCTTTTCCCAGCGGCTGAGCCCCCATGTCGCCGTCGGTACGAATAACTGATCCGTCAGATCAAATATGCTGTCATTTTGTTTATCAAACTCAGGCGCTTCCGCTTTCAGCAGCTCAGCCATTTCTTTAAGGCTGGTGAGAAACGGCGGCAGATAAGCTCTCATGTCATCTTGTTTGCTCAATGATCTTCACCTGCCCAAGCTTAGGAATTTCCACGTCGCTCAGCACCAGATTTTCAGACGTGCCGTTGATTTGAATATTGGAGTAGTCACTGACTGATGGTGAATTATAGACGATATTGTTAATTTGAGAAAGGCGGATGACGTTATCTTCAAACGCCATTTTCTTAAAGAGATTCAAAACGCCTTCCTCAATTTCTGACTTCACTTCATCAATTGAGTGATTGATCTCAGGGAGCACTTCGGCAGAAATCTCAACTTCCTTCCAGACCGCGCTTTCCACTGTGACAACGGCTCCGATTGGCGCCTGTCCCTCTCCCTGCCCTGGTTCAGGGTCGATATAATCTTTCACTTTTTGAATTAAAATAGGAGAAGCGGGCTCAAGATTCGCATTCGTGACGACAATTTTGACCGTGCCTTCACCGTTCCAAAGCGGGAAGATCTTTGCCTTTCCCACACCGTCCACTTCCTCAGCCCACTCTTTATAATGCATTTTATTGGCACTGACGGCCTCACGCCGAACCCTTGTAAAATACCGTTCTCGCAAGCTGTCATCTCCCTCTTCCTCGCGTCCCGGAATCAGGATTTCTTTGACTATGGCCGTTTCTAAACCGGGAATGGTATCCAATGACAGTAAATTGCGTCCGGTCAGATTGGCGTTTCCTGCTTCACCAGGTGTTTCACAGATGAGTGTCCCGTCTGCCGTATATTGAAAATAAAGATTATCCACGTAAAAGCGGGAGCCGACAGGAATAGTAACTCCAGATGTAAACTCTCCCGCTCTGACCGCCTTTGTCGCGGCTGTCCGTTCAATTCCCGCTTCCGCTGCACGCCTGTCTAAAAATTCGCCTTGTGCGGTATCAGAAAAAACGAGCTCAAGCACAGTATCCAGCCATATATAAGACTTCGCAAGCTCGGCCGCCGCCGGGGCTAACGCATTATAAATGACGCTGCCTTCTCTTGTGTCAATATCTGCGGAAATGCTGTTCAGCATACGCTCCATAATCGCTTCAAAAGTCTGATCTTCAAACATGTTCGCCAATCACCTCCTCAATCTCAAGCGTTCCTTCATCCGTCTCCACCACGAAGGACACATGAAACGCGTCGCCTTGTTTTTCAATCTCAAAATCTGTTACAGCCGATATCCGGTCATCATAAACCAGCGCCTCTTCTATCAGTCTCGGAATCTCCATCTTTTTATACGCATCAGTCGTCTCATGATCTGTCAGCACGTCCTGAAGCTCGTTTCCGACATTATGGCTGTATATGGAATATGCATAGCGTTCTGTCTGTAAGGCGATATACACGAACTGCCTGATCGCTTCAAGCCCGGTAATCAGCTCATTCGTAATTCTTCCGTTTTCAAAATCTATTTTGTACGTTTGCGAGGTTTCAATGACTTCGCTCTCATCTTCAATATCTTCAAACTCCACTTCTGGTGTCAGGGCCATGATGCCCACTCCTTTTACATGCTAAATAAAAACCCCTTCGTACTGAAGCGGTTTTGTCTATACCTTATCTAAAATAAAAAACGATTGCCCGCCAGTCAGAGCCGCGGTCATGAGGCGATCCCCCGGTTCGAGTGCATCGTCTCCTCCGGACTGCATTCGTTTTGGGATAATGATGGCGTCTTCCGGTATGATCAGTTTGCTGTTTTCTTTTAATTTGATTTCCACAGGAGAAACCGAAACGACTTCAGCCGGGAGCAGTTCTACCGGAGACTCAGCGTCAACTGCGCCGACTGCCAAATGTTTTATAGCCTCACTTAATCTCATCAGGAAACTCCTTCCGGCATCGTATTCTTTTCGACAACATCGATCGTCATCGTATGTTTCGTTCCTTTAAATTCATGCCGGTCCGTATCTACCCAATAGGTTTTCTTGATGCCGGCCTCCGGAATCGAAATATAGACAGGCAAGCCGCTCTGCACTTCCGGGATGCCCACTGCCTGAATATTTTTCAGTTCTTTTTTCACGCCCTTTTTTTCAGCAAGACGTACATCTGCCCGCTGCTGAAGCTGTGCCTGGTTGATGTCATCTGTGACCGTTTCCGTATATTGAAGCACACCGTATTTATTTAAGCCTGAACTGTCCTTGGCAGAGGCTTTATATGTCTTATTGTCCTTCTGCCGGCGAAGCACCACCCGAGTAGCAGTGTCGTTTATAGAAGTGCTGTATTGGTAGCCCGTGATATTGACGCCCGTTTCAAGCACCCATACCTCTGACGGATCTGGCCAAGCGCGCAGACCGAGCTTTCCTTTTTCCGAATACAGCTGGTAATGTCGTCCTGTCTGGCTTTTCGTCTGTTTCAGCGCTTTTAATATGATGTCATACAATGTCGTATCATTTTTAATGACAAGACTTTTGATCGTATGGCCTGTGTTTGCGATCGAGGTTGTCGGTATCTGGAAGTCACTAGCAATCCTTCTGATGATCTGGTCAGCCCGCTGATTGGAAAACACGTACATATCCTGGTTTTTGACCAGGTACTGAAGCATGTCATAAGCGCTGAAGGCAAGCGTATGCTCGTCCGGGGTTCTTGCAAAAACAATGCCCCGAAACAGCTCTTTTCCCTTCCATTTAAACAAGACCGTATCTCCTTCTGAGACACTGTAATACGTCTGGTCGCCCTGTTTGGTGACGATGGTCGCTTCAATGGAGCGCGGCGCCTGATAACGATGGCCCTCAAGCGATACGCTTTCAGCAACCAGCTCAAGCCACTCTGTGTCTTTAATGACGAACAGTTCTATCATCATACATCACCTGTTTCATTGCGGTATCTTTAATTTTTGGCCGGGAAAAATCCAGTGACCCGGCTGCCTGATGTTCCGTTTGCTTCGTTTGATCATTGATGTTTTATTGGCGTTCCAAATTTTGCGCCATTGAGTGCTGTTCCCGTAAAATCTGCCTGCAATGTCCCATAGCGTGTCTCCCTTTTTCACTGTGTACGTCTTCGGCGCAGCCTTCGACGGACGTTTTGCCTTTGTTTTTTTCTTTTGCTTGATTTTCCGCGGGGAAGCGGTTTTGTATTCTTTTAGCACAATATCAAAATCCCGATCTCCTATTTCATTGTCTCCCTCACTATATTTAAGGCTTTCAATACTGCATGTCATATTAATTTTTGTTCCCGTAATTAAAAATTGAACAGGCTTTTTTACCTTCATCCATTTTTCAATTTTCGCAATGGCATTTTCCGGAGACGGGAGATTTTGATATTCAGCTATCGGCGTATACTTTTTTGGAAAAAAAGAAGAAAATGAAATTTCTTTTGCTCCGGGTTCTTCAATAAACGTTAGTTCACCCAATCCCGTTATCTTTACTGAGTCATTTTGTACACTATTCGCTATATCAATCGCTTCAGGAAGAACAGGGAATCGCAGCTTTTCTTTCCCCTGTGATATCCAAAATTCATAGATAGACTTAGTCAAAAGCCACGACCCCCTTTGTTCCGGTGTTAATGTCATTTTGTAATTCATCAAGTAATGCCTGCTTGATTTTCGCCGCAAGGGTTTCGGCGTCTTGTCCATTATGGAAATGCTGGTCACCGTTAAATTGAATATAAATCTCTTTTGATCCAGAAACCGCTGCGGTTGGCCGGCTAGCTGAAGTAACAGCGGAAACTTGTCCTCGAGAAAGCTCAGACTGCTGGGGGTGAGACGGATCTGTCACTTCCATTCCCAGAGCTTGCGCAGCTCTCTGAAGGAGGTAGCGGCCTCGGATGCCACGTTCCTCTGGGATGATCCATTCCCGCTTGTTTCCTTCACCGACACGTGCAATTTGTTCTTCTGTAATCAGCCCGCCGTTTGCGTAACCGACATAAGGTCCGCCATGCTTCATGCTTTTAATACCAGGTACATTGTCAATAGAGCCGTATCTGCTTTTGATGTAGCCGATTGCGGCAGCAGCGTTGTGAATCGGGTTTTTAATGTTACCCATACCCGGTGCTTTATGGTCATTAAAAGTGCTTGGGATCGTCTGCATCAGCCCTTGTGACGGATGCCCCGCTTTTGCGTTGCTGTCCCACAGGTTGATTGCGTTCGGATTGCCTCCGGATTCATGCTGCGCAATCGTCAAGAGACCCGGAAGCCAGCTCATTGGTGTCTTGGTGGCCATGAGAGCGGCCATAATCCACTGTTTTACGTTCCCGCCCATGGCTCCCATTCCGGAATAGGCAGCCGCCAGTGATCCGGCTTGTTTTTCAGCATATTTCTTTACATCTACTGAGCCAAGGCCTTTGACAACACCAATTGAAGCAAAACGCCCCAAGCTCATCATGACACGGGAAGGTGAATGGATATCTAATTCCTCACGGAAAGCCTGCTCCACTCTCTTGGCCATATCCTTTGCCGCTTGTTTTACTTCACTGGATTTAGAATTCATGCCTGTCACAAAGTTTCCGATCATGCCTGAACCCCAGCTGTTCGATGTGTCTTTTGAACGCAGGAACGGTTTGTCAACATGTGTACTCACATACTGTGCAGTCCCTGTTTGGGTTGAGTTTTGTCCTTGCGCAAAGCCTTTGACCGTTCCTGTGCCCCATGAAGACGATTTGTTCATAGTGGCTTGGTACGGCGTTTTAACTTTTGATTGCAAAAAGCCGTCCGTTCCGGTTGCAGTGCCGTTTTGGCCCTTGGCATACCCGCTTACCATTTGTTTACCGTAATTTGGTGAAGCAGAAATCATTTGTGTAAATGGCGTATTGATGTTTTTCTTTTTCCAGTCTTCCATTTTGACCGGCTGATCGCTGATGCCTTTACCAAAGCCTTCTGAAAATTGCTGTCCGAGTGTGGACGCTTGGCCTGTAAGATTTGCAGTGTTCATTGCTGGGGAGGCTGAGCCTGATAAAGGACTGACAGCTGCTCCTCCTGAAATAGATGCTGGACTTCCGCCAGAAGACGAAGCTGCTCCCATGTCGTCTACAACTTGCATACCCAGCTTAGACGCCGCTTGTGAAAGAAGCATCTTCCCCCGGCCTCGGTTGTTATCGACCGGGATAACGAATTCCTTGCCGGCTTCACCGATCCACGAGATGGTTGGTTTGGTGATGTAGCCGCCTGTGGCATTTTTATCTGGATCCTTACCTTTATTCGGATCACCGCCGCCGGTTACAAAATTAATTACTTTACTAGCTACGCCGCCAGCTTTATCCCAGATTTGCTTCACCCAGCCGAACGCTTTAGAAAAAGCATCTGAAATCGCTTCTCCCACCTTTGTAAGAGGTTCTTGAATATTCTTTTTAAACCAGCCGCTCAGGCCTTTCCAAATGTTCTTAACGGTGTCTATCGCTTTTTTGAAAGCCTCTGAGATTCCCTTGCCTACATCTGAGACTGTATTTTTGACCGGGTTCCAAACTGTATCCATGAACCATCCCGATACCGTACTGAAAACACTCTTAATCTTATTCCAAGCACCGGTCATTTTATCCCAGATTGTAGTTGCCGCTCCTATTACAGCAGATTTGACTGGCCCCCACACATTACTCATAAACCATGAAGCAACTGTACTGAACACATTTTTAATTGTCGTCCATGCATTTACGATTTTAGACCATATTGCTGTTGCTACACCCACAACTGCTGATGAAACCGGCGTCCAGACATTGTCCATAAACCATGTTGCCACCGTGCTAAATATCGTTTGAATCGTTGTCCATGCATTTACGATGTTGGACCATATGCTTGTTGCTACACCCACAACTGCAGTTGATACTGGCGTCCAGACATTGTCCATAAACCATGTTGATACAGTTCCCAAAGTATCCTGAATGACTGACCAGGCATTTTGCGCACCCTCTGTAATGCTGTTCCATGTATCTTCTAGAGCGCCGGCATCAATTGCCTTGCCTAAACTTTCACCGCCGAAAGTACCGGCAATTCCTCCTACAACACCGCCAATAGCGGTCCCGACTCCCGGCACAACGCTTCCAATAGCCGCTCCTGTAGCGGCTCCTGC